ACCAGGCACAAGCTCAGCTTCTTCGAGAACGCGGCGACGCCCCGGTTGGCGGTGAAGCTCGACGCGAGCGTCACGCCGGAGATGTTCCAGCGGTTCAAGGCGCTGATGGACGAGCAGCACCGGGGCGTCGANNNGGCGTACAGCACNCTGTACCTGGGCGGCGGGGCGGACGTGACGCCGCTGTCTTTCTCGCTACGGGACTTGGATTACAAGAGCGTCCAAGCTTTGGGCGAGGCCCGGTTGGCCGCGGCCGCCGGCGTGCCCGCCGCCATCGTCGGGTTCTCCGAAGGCCTGCAGGGCAGTTCGCTGAACGCGGGCAACTACGGGCAGGCCAGGCGCAGGTTTGCGGACGGCACGTTGCGCCCGCTGTGGCGCAGCGCGGTGGGCGCACTGTCCGCGATCATCAACGTGCCCGGGGATGCCGAGCTCTGGTACGACGACCGGGGCGTGGCGTTCCTGCNCGAGGACGCCCGCGACGCCGCGCAGATCTTTGAGATCCGGGCGCGCACGATCGCCCAGCTGGTGCGTGAGGGGTTCACCGCGGAGAGCGCTATCGCCGCCACCCTTGCCGAGGACGAGCGCCTCCTGGTGCACACGGGCCTGCTATCAGTTCAGTTGCAGCCTCCCACGACCACCGTTCCCGAGCCGGCCGCCGGCGAAGCCGAAGCCGAGGAGCAGCAGTGAGATGAACACCAAGAGCTTCAACGTCACGATCAAGAACGCGGACCGGGGCGAGATCACCGCAGTCTTCTCCACGTTCAACGTCATCGATAGCGACGGCGACGTCACCCTGCCGGGCGCTTTCGAGGACGGCGTGGAGGTGCCGATCTCCGCGTACGGTCACACCTCGTGGCAGGGGGCGCTCCCGGTCGGCAAGGCGCGCATCAGGCAGACGGACACCCAGGCCATCCTTGAGGGCCAGTTCTTCATGGAAACCCAGGCTGGCCGGGACACCTTCACCGTGGTGAAGGAGCTGGGTGACCTGGGGCAGTGGTCGTACGGCTTCGACATCGTCAAGCACTCGTTTGGCGAGTTCGAGGGCCGTCAGGTGCGGTTCCTGGAGCGGGTCAAGGTGCACGAGGTGTCCCCGGTGCTGGTGGGCGCCGGCGTGGGGGTGCGCACCCTGGCGGCGAAGGCGGCGGGTGTGCGGGTGCCGCACGGCCGTAAACGCGCGATCCCGCCACATGAGACGCCGGTGGTGTCCCGCATGTGGGACGGTCCCCGGACGGTAGCGGCTATCCCGAACGACGCCAGGCCGTCCGAGCTCCGGACCGTGTTCGCCTGGGTCGACGAGAACGGCGACCCTGAGGCCAAGAGCTCCTACAAGTTCCCGCACCACCACGGGGTGAACGGGCCCGCGAACATCCGCGCATGCCTGGCCGGGATCGCGATCCTGAATGGTGCCCGTGGTGGGGCTGACATCCCACCGGAGGACCGGGAGGGTGTGTACCGGCACCTGGCCGCGCACCTGCGGGATGCTGACCGGGAGCCGCCGGAGCTGCGAGCGCAGCCTGGCGGCCCTATGAAGTTCGCAGAGCAGGGACACCTGGTCCTAGCCGAGGTGTCCGCATTTATTGACCGCGCTTCGGAAGTCCTAGCTCTCCGGCGCGCAAAGGGCAAGACGGGCCTGGCTCCGTCGTCGGCCGAGCTCCTGGGCTGGGTCGAGGACGAGATGCGACGGCTTAAGGCCCTGTTGTCGGAACCGACGGGCGACGAGGACCCGACCGACGAGGAGATCGCCTCACTGGTCGCCGCATCCCTCGCCCGTATTCATGGAATTTAAGGAGAAATAATTATGGAAGTTCCGGAAGAGAGGATTGTTGAGTTCCCGGCTCTGAAGGAGGCGCGGGAGGCGCTGAACGCCAAGCGTGACGAGCTCGCGGCGATCCTGCGCGAGGCCGGGCCCGACTACGACATGTCCCGGGTGAAGAGCATCCCGGGCGACACTCACGCCAAGGTCGAGCACATCCGGAAGCTCAACGAGGAGATCGACGAGCGCAAGCAGAAGGTCGACGAGCTGCTCGTCGTCGCCCGTGCTGCTGCGGCGGCGAAGGCTGCCGAGGCGGGGGCCGAGTCCGGTGACGGTGCCCGAGCGAGTCAGGAGGAGCCGCACACCAAGGCCGGCCGCCGTAAGAGCTTCGGTGAGCTGTTTGTCGAGTCGCAGGCGTTCAAGGGGTATCGGCCGGGCAGCGGTGCCGGGCCCTCGGTGAGCCTGGACATCGAGCTGAAGACGCTGTTCCAGACCAGCGAAGGGTGGGCGCCGGAGTCGACCCGGACGGGCCGTGTGGAGCTGTTCCCGACGCGCCCTGCCCCGCATGTGGTGGAGGTCATCCCGCAGACCACGACCACGCAGGCGTCGGTGGTGTACATGGAGGAGACCACCTTCACCAACGCGGCGGCTGAGACGGCGGAGGGTGGCGCCTACCCGGAGGCGGCTCTGGAGCTGACTGAGAAGGCGTCCCAGGTCCGCAAGATCGCCGTGTTCCTCCCGGTCACGGATGAGATCTTCGAGGACGAGCCGCGGGCGCAGGCGTACGTCAATAACAGGCTTCCGTTCATGCTGCGGCAGCGCCTGGACTCGCAGGTTCTCGTGGGCGACGGCACCGGGGTGAACTTGCTCGGCACGGTGAACGTTGTCGGCATCCAGTCGCAGGCGCAGGGCACGGACACTGTTCCGGACGCGATCTACAAGCTTCTCCGGCTGATCCGCGAGGACGGATTTGCTGAGCCGTCCGTGGTGTTCGTGCGCCCGTCGGTGTGGGAGGAGGTTCGGCTGCTCAAGACCACGGATGGTGTGTACGTGTGGGGCCATCCGAGCATGCCGGGCCCGATGACGATCTGGGGTGTGCCGGTGGTGGAGACCACGGCCGCACCCACGGACAAGATCATTGCTGGGGACTACGCCAACTTCGCCGAGCTGGCCGTCCGCCGGGGCGTCGAGGTGCAGGTCAGCAATAGCCACGCGGATTACTTCGCCAGCGGGAAGCTCGCGGTGCGCGCCGACGTCAGGTGTGCGCTGATCCACTACCGGCCGAAGGCGTTCGGGGTCGTCACCCTGACCACGCCGTGAGATCGGGGCGGGGCGCCCCGCACAGGTGGGCGCCCCCTTTCCTTTGCCAGGAGAGAGTATGGCGTTGCGATTCGTGCGTGATGAGCCGGGTGAGTGGGTGACGGCCACACAGCGGCTGTGCCTGACGGAGGACGGCCGGCTGGTGCCGGAGACGGACCCGGCTGCGCGGTGGCTGTGGTGCACGCCCGGTCAGAAGGTCCGGCGGGCGGATGCGGAGCGGTACGGGCTCCTCGGGAAGCCGGATGAGGGAGAGCCGCCGACGGAGCCGAAGGCGCGCCGGGCGGTGGCGACCAAGCAGCGCACCCCAGGGGGGGACAAGTGATGAGGGTGGAATCAGGTCACGGGACGACGATCTGGCGCGTAGACAGGTGGGATGAGGACCAGACCGCGTGGGTGCGGCGGCGCACCGGCCTGGTCGCCCCCACCGGGGCGGATTTCCTGCGGCTGGGTGTGCGCCCCTACTCCACGACCGAGGTGCACGGCAACCTCATCACCAACGCGGGCTGGACGCGGCTGATGACCCTGCTCACCGGGGGCAGCGGGCAGGCGCTGGACGCCACCCATACCCGGATCGGGGTGGGGAACGGGACCGCGGCTGAGTCGTACACGGACACGGACCTGGCCGGTGGTTCCAAGTGGTTCCAGCCGGTCAGCGCGGCGGGCACGCTGGGCACGCGCACGCTGACGTTCACAGCCACGTTCGGTGCCACCGACGGCAACTTTGCCTGGAACGAGTTCGGGATCGACGTGACCTCGGGCACCGCGAGCGCGGGGGCGACCGTGGGCGCCCTGCTGTTCAACCGCAAGGCTGGCATCAACCAGGGCACCAAAGCCAGCGGGCAGACGTGGACGGCGACGGCGACCATCACCTGGACGTGATCAGGTGAGCCGTGGCACTCCCCGGCAACCTCCTCAGCGAGAACGCTGAGGGTATCGAAACCGACGCGAGCGCGTGGACCACGGGGTCCGGGACATTCGAACGGGACACGAGCAGAGCGCACTCGGGTGTGGCCAGCCTGCGCCTAACGTCAGCGGGGCCGGGCGACACCTGGGTGTACAGCAACGGCGACCTGACCGGGTTGACCCCGGGGACCACGTACACCGTGTACGTGTGGGCGTACACCACCACCAGCGGGCTGGTCGCCCAGGTTGGCCTGGACTGGCGCAACTCCTCCGGGACCTACCTGTCCTCGTACGCCTCCCCGTCGGTGCCACTGATCCCGAACCAGTGGACGCAGGTGGGGCCGTTCCAGACCACGGCGCCGGCGAACGCGGCAAGGGCGACCCTGTACCTGGCGTGGTTTACCGCCACAGCGGCCGGTCAGACGGTCTGGTTTGACGACATCTACCTGGGGATTCCCCCAGCGGTCACCACAAAAGACCTCGCCGAGACCGGTGCAGGCGGGGAAACCCTGGTAGTGGCGCGCACCATCGGGCTCGCGGACGCCGGCGCCGGGGTGGACGCCTTGTCCGCGGTGGTGGCGGTGCCACTGGCGGACGCTGGTGCCGCGGCCGACACCCTCGGTGTGACCG